AAACAGTGGCTTGTGTTTCATTGCATTAAACTTTGAACTCCACGCTTCTGCAACTATTACTTTACGACCTAATAGTGTTCCCCAGTATGCTCCGTGATAACTATTAGTTATAATAACTTCTGCACTGCCAAGAATTCTAATAGTTTCTTCTATATTATCTCCGCTGTTAATGAATCTTGGAATAGGATCTGTTCCAAATTCTGTAGACTTCATTAATTGTTTTTTATGTTCAAACCAAATAACAGGATGTTTAATTACGTGCTGTTCTCGTAATGCAGGATGCATACAACTTGCACAAGGTACCCATTCGTGTTCTTGATCATAGTCTCTAACACCTACAAGATCAAAATTTCTTAACCAACTTGGATATTCTAACTGTCCTCTAAGTTTTTTTTCAAACCCGCCATTGTGTCCAGCTCCCCAAATAATTCTTGGAGATTTCTCTTCGGATAATTTACTTACATATTCTGATACAAGGGGATTAAATTTAGAAAAGAATTCATCTCTAATGTCTTTATTTCCAGCTGATGTATTTTTCCAAATTTCTGAGCCAATATTAAGAAGACTAGTTTTGTCAGACGATACTGTTAAGTCTCTTAAAGCTTCATTCATAAATTCGTTTGCAATTAGACCGCCGCCTCCGGCAATTATAGGAACATTAGGATCAAAGTTATATCGGTTAATATCAGTAATGTCAACTACAGTATAATCATTAGGTTTGAGAAAGTACTGTAAAGGATTGGCAGACATATCCCCTACATTATTCTGATCTCGTCTATGTACTACATATGCTTTTGGCATTTAAATTGTTCCTTTTAATATTCGATAAGCAGTACCATTACTAAGCTCATCATTATGAAATTGTCCGTAGGCCAAATGGCAAGCCCATTTATATATTTTATCTTTATCTTGTACAGTGGGTGTGTCAATAAGACTTATGTTCTTGTCACATACAGGATCTGCTGCTGTTGGTGCTAGAGTAAATGCCGGCACTCCGAATAATACACTTTCAATTGCTGCTACACTTTGATATGTTACTAATGCGTGACAATTAGTTAGGGCATCAAAAATTGTTTTAATAACACGCTGAGGGCGTGGTGCTTTGTCTCTAACAATTATAGGCCTGTCTGTATGCTTTTTAATTTCTGCAATAGTATCACTTACCCAAGTATCTTTATCTATTCCGTAAAACTTACAAGGTTTTTCGCTAGGAGTAACTAGTAGTATATGTTTTCCGTGTTTGCGAGTTTCAATAGGATAGTCTAGTTGCTTCCATCTATCATCAGGACGATCAATTATTTCATTATGCTGTACGTCATTCTTTACAATACGGTGCCATACTTTCCAACCATACGGATTAGCTTTAGACTTATAGTTTCCTATATATCCACTGTCCATATAATAAAAGTCTTTGCTTTCTTCCCAACATTCGTGCATAAGTTTACGCTTAGCCATACTACGAATTAGTATAGTATCATTACTGGGATATTTATCGTAATCATATATCGGTAAGCCTGCACCGTGTGCAAACTTATTAATATATTCGTCGCTAAGATTTTTACTTAAACATATCATACAGTTCTTTTTTCCATTCGTTATTGTATTCACAATCACGATAGTTTTCAAACCACGGACCACCTTCAGTATAATGTAATAACTTTGGGGTGCCATCCTTTGGCTCTTCATAGTGTCCTACTAACCAATTCCATTCAGGTGATAGTTCACCAATTAAATCGTCATTTCCTCCTAACCAACTAAATCTATGAAAGTATGCACCGTTAAGTTCTGGTTCATTTACTAAGTCTATGTTAAGTCTTTTGTTAGCAGGATGACCGCAGTTAATGAGCATCATACTTGACCAATTCTTGCGTGGATAAACTGTTTGTGTTTGTCCGTCCATCTTGGTGCCTTCTTTAGGTGCGTAGTCGTGTTGTACACACATAACTGCCTTTGTGTCATCTGCTTGTGCAAACAACTCTGCAATGTCTGTTCTAAGTAACATATCACAATCCATAAACACTGCCCAACCATTAAAGTTAGCAAGTTCCGGAACTAGGAAGCGAGTAAATGTAAACTCAGTACTTGCTAGTTTGTCTGTATTTCTTGAATACCATCCTTGCCGTCTAAGTTCGGTTTGTTTTAATGGTATAACTTGTGCAGTCGGACTATGTCTAAGTATACTATGCTTGCATACTTGGTATGCTATATCTTCACGTGGATCGTAACCTACAAATACTTTCATTGGTTTCTTCTTTCTATATCTTCTTCAATGCACTCACTACCCCATTGTATTTCGAGGATGTGTGCGTTTTCTGTACCAGTGTTAGATGCTAGGTGCCAAACTTCTTTACCTATTTCATAAGGCACACTGTGTGGCTTTAATTTTAGATTAGATACGTTTCCGTCCCATTCAGTCCGCATATCAACTACACCTTCTAGTATGTTCCATTGCTCTGAACGTTTGAAGTGCTTTTGATCACTAAGTGCTTTACCAGGATAGATTACAAGTTCTTTTACTTTATAACCTTTCTCAGGCTTGTGATCTAGCACACGCCAGTAACCCCAGTCACGTGCAGTCTTTTGTGTTTTCCATTCGTCGAGTATCCAACTTGAACTGTTGGCTTTGTTCTCTCCACCAATGCCAAATGCAAACGCTACATTCTTGTTATCTTTGTATGTAGTATATTCAGGTGTTGTAGTATTTGTCCTATCGCCGCCATTTGCAAAAATAACTTTCCAGCTGCTGCCTTTGGTTGCAAGTACTTGCCCAATGGCATTAAGGGCACTATCGTCATTATCATTGAATCCGATAACTTCATTAACTACTTCTAGTTCTTTAATGATAGCAGCTCGTTCTTCAAAAGACATAAACGGTCTGCCCTTTTTACGTGTTAGCCAATCGTCTGAATTTAGGCCAACAACTAAATGCTCGCCTAATTTCTTTGCTTCTTTAAAATAGGCAATGTGCCCACTATGTAGCGGATCAAAGCCGCCTGTTACTAATACTATCCTATTCATAAACATATTTATGTACGTATATTATTGCCGACAAGTTTACTGAATAGTAGATTTATTATAGACTTGCATCTTCCATACCAGCAACTCTAAGTTTGACTACGTTAGTAATTTGCCACTGTTTTTGATCAAGACCTTTTAAGAGCCCTAACCATTTGTTACGCATTAGTGCAAACTCGTTAATAATCTTTTCGTAGTCAACAACATCTGCCTCACCGTCTACGTATTTTTCAACGTCACGGCTTGACAGAGCTCGTTGGTAGTTTTCAAGATATTTCTTAAAATACGAGCTACGCAATCTACGTAGCTCGATATTTAAATAGTTTAGTATAGCTTCGATCTCTTGTAACTGATTAAAACGCTGCTCAACAATACCGGGCATCTCTGCGGCAGCACGTTCAACATTGCCTTTAAGTTTTACATCTAAACGACCTTGCAGTAATTCATCTTCGAAGTACTGTACAGCACTAGGAATTTTAGATATGTCACGTGATACTTCGCTATACCAACCCATAATTTAATCCCAATCTTGTTCTTCGTCTAGTTTATCATCTTCGTCGAGATCTAGATAATAGTTAATTGCAATATCTAAAGTAGAATCGTGGCCTAGTGCAGAGATAAAGTGTTCATCTGCTGCGCCAAGATCTGCCATTAGATCTACATATCTTTCAGCCGCTGTCTCAACGTGTTTCTTGTCAAGATGCTCTTTAAACATCATCCAAATATCGACTATTTGTGTATCATCCATACGTTTATTCCTCGATTAAATTTTCATCAATTAAGTCAGCATCAACTAAATCTGCTTCAGCGGTATTTACCACAGGCTTCATCTTCTCATTATATTCTAACATAATCTGATCAAGTTTGCCACCGACCATCCAAGCCTTACGATATTCAAGAACTTCTTCGCCTGCTAGATTAATGTACTTGAGTCGATTGCCTTGCTTAACTAACAAGTTCTTCTTCTCAAATAATTCAACTAAACCACTGTATGGATTCATACCAGTTTCATAAGGAATCTTAACTTGCACACCTTCGAAAGGTTTTGCATATCGAGTCTTCATTACTTTACAACCAGCACGTATGCCCATAACTTCTGAGATCTTGTTGCCGTCTTCATCTTCTTTTAGTTTCAACTTCTTCATTGCAACAACAATACTTGATGCATAGATAAAGCCTGCACCACCACTAATCTTATCATCTGGATCAAACATATCCTGCGATGCATAAGTGTGGTTAGTACATACTAAGCCTACGTTAAGCGAGCCAATCATATTAACTGTGTTACGAACAAGTGAAGTCAATGCCTTAGGCTTACGACCCATATCACCTTTCATATCACCCTTGTTAAACTGATCAACGTCAGTAGGTGTTAGTAACATACCCAACGAATCAACTACAAACAATACTTTGGGA